TCACTTGGTTGGCGAGACTTTTTTGCCTTTGCGATTGCGGATGTATTGCTCTGTCATAACAACCGTCGTATGCCCAAGTTGATCTCTGGCTTGCATAATGTCGCCGCTCGATTCGGCCTTGTCCGTACCCGCTTTGGCGCGCAAATCCCGCATTTGAAACTCGGACTTCGCAACACCTGCCGCCTCCCTGGCCAGGTCAAACCTTCCCCGTAACATTGACACCGTCATCGGTGTGCCATCCTCTGAAACGATCAACCGCGTCGAGCGGACCTTATGTTCTTTCTTCCTGGACATGATTCGATCAATCAAAACCTTCAACTCTCCTGTTATTTCAATCCGACGTTTTGCATTTGTCTTGCCTTGCAGGACCCAGATCTGGCCGTCGCGAACATCCCGTTCGTCTAATAGCCGCGTGTCAGTCACGCGCTGACCGGTCAGATAGGCCAGGTCCATGGCATCTTTTAACCCAGCATCTGCTTTCTCATACACGCGCTTGAACAGTGCGTCCTCGATGTAGATATCACGCCCGGTCTCCTTGTTGCCCTTGATGCCGGCGCATGGGTTGGCCAAGGCCGTGTAGCCGACATCCCTGGCATAGTTCCAGATAGCGCTGAGCAAAGCCTTTTCACGGTTTGCTCGAACTGGTGCTGCCTTGCGCCAGGTCAGATACTGCCGGACGTGCAACGGCTGGATTGTCTCCAACGGCGCAGGCGGGTCATCGAAAAATGACATCAGGTTTTTCAACTCCCTGACATTGTCCTTCTGCGTGGCGGGCTTCTTCGCGGGAACAACGTCGATCATGTATTTCTCGGCGACGTACCGGAACGTGATCACTTTGGTGGCCAATTCTGTAGCTGTGCGATCGCGCTCCAGCTTGGCGTACTCCATGATTGCCAGGCCGTAGTCGCTGCCCAGGGCGATTTCTTTGCGGGCTTTGCCACCTACTTCGTAGTAGTAGAAAATCCGGCCGCTGGCTTTCTTGCGTTCGCGCAGCCGGGCAATTGAGCCGGGTTTACTTGGTCGTCGTCCCATGTCAGCTAGCCTTGCGTGGTGTCCATACGGGTTTTTCAGCTTCAAACATACCGACTGCGGTCACGGCCATGGCGGTAACACTTGGCCAGCCGTTCACTTTGATGGTGTGCCTGACGCCGTTCTTCTTCAGGTTGAGGATTTGACCTGCCTTGGTCCGCGCGCCGGTCAGCTCGCAAACCTCCTCATGGGATAGAAACTGGATGCTCATGAGCTGTTCCATGCCGCGCGTGGCGGCAGAAGGTGGTTATTGGGTGGATTTGGCGATAGCGGCGTCGACGAGCTTCATCGCTTTCATGGCGTTGCTGTTCCCGGGCGGCAGGTAGTCGCCCCAGAGATCGCGAGCGGCCTGAAGTGCAGCCAGCAACTCTTCCGCGAGAGCTCGCTCTTCCCGGCCGATATCCCAGAACCGTTGGCCCCAGTGTCCGGCCGGCGGCGCGTTCCGGTTTTGGACGCCGAACGCCATCGCCCCTACGATCGAATCGAGCAAGTCGCTCTTGTAGGCGTTGTCTCCGTCGATGCTCAGGCCTTGGCGGCGCAGCGCATCCAGAGCGTTATTCAGGTTCGCCTCGGGCGACGGCAGCACCAGGTCGAAGTCTTTCTTGCCGGGACGGCAGGCCACGACCAGCAGCTCGCAATCAAGCGGAAGATGTTGCGCCATATCCGAGATCGCTTCGATCGCGGCCTCCCGGAATTCTTCTCTTTGTTCTGGCATGCGAATTCCTCGCCCGCCGTTCGCCGGCAGGCTGGTAGTTGAAGAGGGGTTAGGCTGTTGCGAATAAATCGATTTGCGGTACCGGTGTATCGCGGGTGGTGATGGCGTCAGCGATCCGTAGGTATTCCCCCCAGAGTGGCTCGAGCGGGATGATGGCGTCCCAGGCACATTGGGTAGTGCCGTAGGGCAAATCGGCCAACACCATGTCGACGCTGGCGTCTGGCAAGTGCTTCATCACCTCCAAACAGTCGCCGAGATAGAGTTCGTATTCACTCATCGCCTCGGCCCCGTGTAGATGAGCCAGGCCATGTAGGCGAGGGCGATTATTGGCATGTGGCGGACCTCTCTGGTTTTCCGTACCGGTCGTACTCTGGCCGTTCCGGTGGGTATGCCTCAGCTGTGCAGGCTTGGTCGATGGCTGCGCGCAGGTTCTCGTTGTAGTTCTCGCCCAGCACGCGCTCCCAGGGCTTGCCCATGTAGTGACCGATGATCTCGATGTTGATGCTGCCGTCATCGCCGCCCGGGGTAGGGCAATCGATGAACCGGACATCCCAGCACCCAGACTCCAGGGCATCAATGCGGACCTTGTCTTGGCGCAGCGCCTCAAGCTCTGCTTGGTCGACGAGGACGAAGTGTTTTTGCTTCATGGCGTCACTCCGTCCCGGCAAGCCAGGTTGGTTCGGTTGCGGCGGCCAGCCATTCGCGAAGGTTGCCGACGATCTTGGTGCGGTCATCTTCATCGCACCAAGGCCTGTCGAGACCCGCGCCATGGACCAGCTCAACATCCCAGTCCGCGTAGTTCTCAACTTCATCGCCGTTCACTGCTGCCAGAACGGCGCGGGCTTCGTCTCCATCGCGAGCGGCGACATAGTCGCAGTCACCGACCGAGTAACAGGCGAGTAAATTTTCTTCAGGCATGACTGTTCCTTTGCCGCTATAGCGGCTGACGTTGAAGGGGAGGGAGTTCCGCCGCGAGGGCAGCTCTTTAATCGAGTTTTTGCTAAAGTCCTTCCACAATTTTTAAGGAATCACGCATTGAATCGCTTACAGAACTACTGGGTTGAACAGGCAAAATGGTGGACTAGCCGCAGCTTAGAGTGGTGGGCTGTGCATCTCACCGCAGTCTACATAGGCGGCGCCATTACAATCATGGGTGCAAAATTTGATGAGCTAATATTGCTAAAGCTAAATGAGATTGGTGATCTCTCGGCTGGTATTTTTGGCCCAGTCGCATTCCTGTGGTTAGTTTTAGGTTATGTACAGCAAGGGCGAGAGCTAAAGTTAAGTTCAGAGGCATTACAGTTACAGGCTAAGGAGCTAAAGCATTCTGTTGATCAGCAAAAAGAAATGGTAGGTATTGCAGGGAGGCAGTTACAGGTCGAACTAGATAAAATTCTATTTGAGAGGGAGCAGAGGCATAGTGCATTACTTCCAAAATTTAAACTTTCAGCAGTAGTACCATCCGCTAGTAGTAATCTGAACGTCTCAATGACCTTGAAAAATCTAGGAGGGCTCCCGGAAGATGTTGAGGTTTTACTTGTAGGTCAGGTAGTGAATAAATATTTAGCTATGGAAGATGGTAGCTCGAATCTTGTAAAGTTCGGCCTTCCCAGAAGTGATGGGGTCTATGAATTTTGCATTAAGTACAAATATGGTGAGGGTGCGGCACGAGCGGATAACTATAGCATGAAGGTAAATGTTTCCACTTCTGCGGGGGCTATAGCGCAAATTGCCTTTATTCCAAGTAATGAGCCTTAATTTACTTCAGCGTTTCCAAATGCAGCGCATCACTGTGATGCTGTTTATCTTGATTCAGCATCTGGTTGACGGAAGACGGAGAGAGCTCCGGCTCGCTCGCGCACAGCCTTCATGCCGGCCTCGTCGTAACCCCAAATGTTGCTGTCGTCGAACCGCTCAGGTCCGAGAAAACCAGGGTGTAACGGCTCACCGGTGCAGATGTAATCCCGGAACGCCTTGACCATATCTTTCAGCGTGCCGCCGTGAGTGAACCCGCGCCACCGGCCACCCCACACCGTTTCATGCGTGAAGACGCGCTTCCCGCTGTAGTCGTCGATGAACCAGACCTTGCCACGGGCATCGACTTCCATTCTGGCGTAGCGGTTCACGGCCTGGCTGTAGAAGAACCGGCGGCCATGGTCGGCGATGATCCGGATTGCCTGGTTGACGTGCTCGGCGCGCTGGCGCTTCAGGTCGAGTTTGTTTTCTGTGGGCATGGTGGCGTCCTATGCCGGGTCATTCCCGGGCGGTGGAGGGTGGTGAGGGGGTCAGCTACAGTGTGTGAAAATTAGGATAGGGGGCTGCTGTGGATACTGTTATATGGGGTTTATCAAAGGAAAAATGGGAAGTCATTGGCACTCTCGCCAACTGGATCGCGGCAATCGGTACCCTAGCGGCTGTGTTTTTATCCCTGCATCTTGCCCGCAGCGGCGCTACGCCGAGGGCCAAATTGTCGGCCGCAGTTACCACAATTTTTGAACTCGAAACCGTTACGCAAAACAACTTTGTGACGATTCAGTTGGTCAACACCGGTGATAGGGAAATCAGAATCACCGGAATAGGGTGGCAATATGGATCAAAGAAGCGCAGACGATATTTCGTTCAGCAGTTCGCCCCCAATGAAAGCAGCCCAATGCCAATTAAACTTGCTCACGGTGACACTGGTTTCTGGCGTTTCCCTATCACCGGCCAGGATAGCTGGTACGTGAGGTTTTCTAACCATTTCGAAGAAAGTTGGCGAGCGGACTTGCTCAGTCTTCGCTGCGTAGCTGTCAGCTCGGTAGGTCAGGAATTCAAATGCAGGCCTGATATGAAAATCCTGTCATCAATCGAGGACGAGTTGATAAAAAGACACGGTGTACAGACCATTCTCGAGAGTATTAGAAGGTCGTTTCACATTCGCTGATACTGCAAATGATCAGTCGCCGCAGAAGCAGTCGACGTCTTCGGAGTGGCCGAATGCGTCCATCTGGCCTTTGTAGTTCTCTGCGTACCAGGCCAGGTGCGAATACTTCGGTCGATCCATTCGGAACACTTGGTTGAAGCGTTCCTCGGCACCAGACCAGAAAATCACCCGATCCGGTTCGGCCTGGATAGCCTTGAAGAGTTTGTCCTCTCCTTTTTTCCAGCAGAGGTCGCAGTTGCCAAGGTCGGAATCCATACCCAGGTCAAAGTCTTGCGTCTTCCAGAATGCCGCCACATCTTCCTTCGTGACGCCTGCTGTGTAAGAAGGGCAGACATTGTCCCAGCGGGTACCTCCCTTAGCGTTTGCCGCCATCATGCGGTGATAGCGACCGGGTTCGTCTTTTCGGATGCCTATCACGCAATCCCACTCGTTGTAGCCCAGCGCTCGCATGTGCTTCTCGCCGATCTTGATCTTCAGGTAGGCGGTGCACATGTTGTTTGAAAAGTTCGGCAGCACCGGTGCCATGTTCTTTTCGGCTTTGCGGTATGCGGCGTAATACTCAAGCATCATCGTGAACGGTTCGCCGTTGCGGCTGGCGGTATCGAAATCCACCAACCGGTACCAAGGCGCATCTTCTGGCTGGCCGTACACGCGACACCATTCCATCCAGACGATGTTCACATTCCAACGCTTGGCCATCTGGTCAATGAAAATCAGCGTTTCCTCGCGCTCCTTGCCAGTGTTCTGGAAGAACAAGTGCGCATCCGCTGGCAACGTTCCGTTGTGGGCTTCGATGGTTTTGTAAAGCATGTGCCCGCTGGTTCGGCCACCACTGACACCGAGTTGGGCCGGCCCAGTTAGCAGGTAAGGATTCATGTTTGCTCCAGACAGCCGAGTACTTCGCCGGCTGGCGTGATTCGTTGAAGTGGGCTATTGCTTGATGGCCCGGCATGGAGCCGGATCAAGGAGCGGATATGTCGAACAAATATTGGCAGTCAGAGCTTTGGGGCGAAGATCCTTCGGATGTATGCCAGAAGCACGATGCGGAGCGTGGCTTTGTCATCACGGTTAGGGTCAGACGTCAGAGCAGGCATGAAGGCATAATGTTGACCCAGCTGTTTCATCCCAGCGGAACGAAACACTCGGAGCATGTTTTCGATATCTCGGACGATTCTGACTATCAGGCGATCCAGCAAGGTATCGGTCATGGTGAATGGCTAGCTCGCGGAACCCGGCCGAAATAAGCGTCAAGCTCAGCGCAATAGGTGAGGGTGGGCTATAGGTCAATCATGGTCATGAACACCGAACAAAAAAAAGCTACTGGAGAGCTGCTAGCCATCGTTGGGGCCGTGCTGCTTTTTCTGTGTGCAGTTCCTGTCGCTTACATGCTTGTCGTGTCTCTCGTCTCACGTGCGTACTCGTTAGGTACCTTCTTTAGCGTTTTCCTTCAGATGCCACAAATGCTGCTCTGGTGGATTGGTCTGATCGCTGGCGTGATGTGCTTCCACGTCAGGAGGGTTGTACTGGGCAGCAGCAAGTCCTGACGTCTCCATTGCATGCGCCGCCCTCCGTTACCGGATGCGGTGGCGTGATTCGTTGAAGTGGGGTATTTGTGTTCGGCCCGGCATGGAGCCGGATCAAGGAGATCGAAATGGTGTTAGCGGATAGGTCGTATCCAGTTGTCTATGAGCATCGAGGCGTTAAAGCGAAGATTGATTTCGAATGGGAGAGCGACAGTGATTCTGTGCCAACAGGGCTTAGAATCGCTGTTGAGATCGAAGAAAGGCAGGTTGAAGCAATCCGTGAAAATGCCAAGTACAACAGCTTCAATGAAGCGTTAGCCCGCGGTAAAGCATTGGCGAGGCTAGACATCGATTTGACTCTTGGGCCCGATCTTTCGGCTTGAAAACAGTACTCAGCGCAATAGGTGAGGGTGGGTCAGTCGTGCAGGTGCTCACGCTTTCCGGTCTGCCGATAATGCAGGTCTTGAATCGCCAGCTGCTGGTCGATGGTGAACATCGGGTTGCAGGTGGTGCAGTGCCCAGCGATTCTGATGGCTTGGTACGAAAGTGAAACCGAGGCATAGTCTCGGTAGCACGAAGGACATTTGATTGCGTCCACACCGCAGCAGGTAAGCGCTTTGTCTTCGTCGTTGTGGTTCGCTTTACAGACCGGACATTCGTACAGCTCGATGATGTCCGGCCGGCAGCAATCCATGGCCTCGTCTTCATCGTCGTGAATTTCGCGGCACGCTCCACATTGGTAAAGCGTCTTGATTTTCAGATCCATGGTGTTCTCCAATGCAGGCGCCGCCCTCCGTGACCGGATGCGACAAAGTAAATTGATGTGATGGCTAAATGCGATTACGATGCCGACCCTTCACAAGGGAGTTACACGATGTTTCCAAGGTATTTCCGCTGGATCGCAGTATTGGGGGTTCTTGCCGCGGTAGTGGTGTTCGTAATATCTGGCCTGCAGGTATTCTCAGGACAAGCTCAAGCAACGGACCTAATCCGACCGATTATTGGCGTAGTCGCCTTTGGTTGGGCGTTTACTCAGTCGACCAAGGTCTGAGGTGGCTCGAAAATCTCGTCGCCCGGATCGCGCTTCAGCTCTGCCAAGCTCACATTCCGAAACATCCGCGCCACGTTTTCGCTTATTTGCACTTTGTGGCGCGGACTTTCCATCGCTTGGTATGAAAGAGTCGGCCCGAGAGCATGAGCGTTCAGGATCAGGTTCTGCACCGCCTCGTTGATTTCCTCGATGCCGTTCCAGGCCATCAGCTCATCAAGCTTCTGCCGGGTACCGAGCCTGAGCCGGTGCCGCAGCTCCTTCTCGTCGTACTGGATTCGCTTCTCGGCGGCCTTCGCCGATCGCTCTTTTCCAGTCTTGGCGATGGCCAACCTCTTCTATGCCACTGGCCGGCAGCGCCAGCCAGGTTTGTCGTTTGCGTTGCTGAACGCGGAACCGTCTCACGCTGCGACCTTGACCTGATTCCAAGCTCCAACCGCTTCAAAAATCCGCGCTGCATGAGCTTCGTCGAGCGACAAGGACTCCGGAATTGCGATCCAACCAGAAGCCACCATCTGGCTTTGATTGGCTGAGTCGCGCAGCTTCTTGTAGCAGTGCTCGATTACGTCCTCCAGGTGGTCGGAGAGGTAAACGCCGTCCGGCGCGACCTCTATCGACTTGCTGTACCGGTCGCCGCGGGCATCAATGCAAAGAGCGCTGAGGTAGATCGTCCAGCGGTGGGGGATGCCACACACCGCCTGGCCAATCTTCCCGGGAGCGATGTTCTTCAGCGACTTGTAATTGATCATGCCCTGATGACCGCTGGGGTCGATGTTCACCACTGCGACGTGGTTGGTGGCCAGCAGCGAACGACACGATCGGTCGATGCGGGCCTTGAGGTTGTGAGGTTTGCGTTTACTCATAGTGAGTCCGCCATTTTGCGAAGTGCCAGTCGCTCACCCCTGGTCAGTGGCTTGGGTTTGCGTCTGAGGATCGTCCCGGGGTCTATCGTTTCAGGGCGCTTTGCAGGCTCCGGATTGATCGCCGGACTTTCTCCGATTGTGAACTTTCCGCCAGCGGCCAGGTGTTGATGGACCTGACTTGAAAGCTCCAGCGCTTTCTCGCGTCGGAACTCGATGTCTGATTTGAGGTTGCTGATCATGCGGCTACCTTTACCAGTCTCACGCCGGCCATGCTGAACTTGGAACCTTGGTCGGCGACAAGCGCATCGAGCGCTTCCCAGTTGACCGCCAGCATCGATATCGGGGCCTGACCGTATGTCACGGCCTTGATCAGAGCTCCGAGATCGAAGACTTCGGCCTGCATTGCTACCGGCTGACTGGTTTGTACTGCGACTGGCTTCGAAACCGCCTGGGCGATCGGTGCAGATCGCGGCGGAGCCGAAGTCGAGACAGGTGCTGGTTCAACAACTGGCGCGACGGCGAGCTTCGCCTTTTCATCGTCGGCGATTCGCTGAAGTTCTTCGTCGCGGATGCGCTTCCGGGTGGCTTCGGCTTTCTCCTCCTCGGCCTTTTTGTGCTCCGAAATCCGCACCTTGATCAGCGCCACCAGGTCATCGTTTGCCTTGAGCACAAGCTGTTGGATGTCGTTGAACAGGAAGACGTGGTCAACGGCGAGCTCGGCCAGGCTGGACAGGTTCAGTCGAATGCAGTCCGCTGCCTGGCTCGCGTCGATCTTCGCCCGGGCCAGCTCGGTATCAACCGCATCCTGCAAGCTGGCTATGGTGCGCTTGTTCTTCATGGCGCCCGCGAAGTCTACCGCAATGCCAGGAAGGACGACTTTACCCAGGGTCTTGTTGATCGCCGCGACGTGATCAAGCAGCGCCTGTTCGGCCTTCTGCTTGATGTTCGTTTTGACCAGCAGTTCCTGCGCCTTCACCAGCTTGTCGACTTTCAGACGAGTTTCGCGGGCATGCGCGGAGACGCGATCCAGCGAGGAAAACAGCTCGTCAATGGTTGCGGTTTGCGACAGCGCCTGCTTCTTCGCTGCTGCGACGGCTTCCTCGACATCACCGCACCACTTCACGGCCTTCTTGGCATCGGCGAAGTCCTGGTCCGTTTGCAGCGTGGTTTTCACCGAGTCGATGACCGCCAGTGCCGATTGCTCGAACAGCTTCAGGTTGCTCGCGGTGACCATGCCGGTGAGTTCGATACGCAGCGCTGGCAGTTCGTCGGGCGCCTTGCCGACGACGATGGATGGCGCATCCGCAACTACGTGGTTGCCAAGGTCCGCTTCGAACTGCTTCCAGCCTTCGACTAGTTGATCGGCCCGGCCAGCGACAGGGCGATATTCCATACTCACGAAGTTTTCGGCGGTGCCGTCGGAGCAAACGAAAATCACGCGCTCGGCACCGCTAACCAGCAGCTGCTGCTCAAGCTGCCAGTAGTAGTGGGGGGCGAGCGCCTCGGCTTTCACCTGGGCGACCAGCGATTCGTTCCAGAGTTTGTGCTCAAACAATGTCTCGCCGAGCATCGTCGCGCCGTCCATCGAGGCCAGCAGGTTGCCCAGCGTGCCAACAACTGGATACAGCTCTTCACCAATCATCACTTCGACCAGAGGGCGGGCCGATGCTTCAGTGGCGTGGCCTTTGTCGAAGATGTACTGCTGTGATGGCGTGACGTCCGGGGCGATGCCGGTCTTCTTCAGGGTCAGCAGATCGGTGCGGGTTTGGTACTTCGAGGCGCCCATCATTGCAGGGGCTTCGGAGGCGGTGAAGTGTTGAGCACGCAGTGCGTGCCACTCGGCGGAGCCTTGAGCTACGTTGTGAATTTTCATGCTGCATCTCCATCGAGGGCTTTGAGGTTGGTGATTTTTTCAATCTGCGTAGGGCTCAGCGTGTATTTGCTGCTGATGGTCGCGATCAGGTGTTCGGGGCTTGTTCGATTGGAATCAATCAGCGGCTGCCACTTCACGATGTTTTCGGTGAGCAGGTCGTCGGAGTAGGCGGGAAGGGCTTCCGGATCAGGGTGTTGCTGTTGGTGTTGGTGCGGACTCACATCGCGCGCCGCTTCCTCGAAAGTTTTGCCTTCCATTTCGTCGGCAGTGGGGGCCGATCCGACTTCGGGGAATGCCTTGCGCAGGGCCTGGGCCTCTGCGCACTTGGCAAGCTGGGCGAAGGCGCGGCGCTTCCACATGGCGTTTGGGGCGGCGCTGTCCTTGCTGGCGGTGGCGTAGTTTTCGAGCCAGCGCTCGTTGGCGGTGAACTCGGCCACAAGCCCGTTGGACATCTGCCGCTTTACGGTCACCCGACACCACTCCGGGTAGGTGACGTCGACGCCAGACAGCTTTGCGGTAATCGGTGGCCCATACTCGGGGTCGCTGATGCCGGCGTATTGCCCGGTGCGCGCCGCCTGGATGCGGTAGAGGCCGATGCCAGGCATTACCGTGTCCTGCATCCTTTTGGCTTTCGAATTCCAGATTGGAACGATGTGCACCGGCTTCAGCATCGGATCGAGATGCGCGGCCTGGCAGTACGCCAACACCATTACGACGGAGTTGCGCTCTGCGCCTGGGTACAAGCTTCCGCTCAGCACCTCGACGAGCGCGTCTTCAGACAGCGCCGGCAAGTTGTCTGCCTGCTTCATTACTGCGGACATGAGGATTCCTTGCCGCGATGCACGCAGCGTTTAAAGGTGTGGGTTATTGAGTGAGCTGGCCGGAGTAGGCGCTTGCCAACATCCAGGCAGTGAAGAAGAGCAAGGCGATGGCTGAGCCGCGCCAGAACCAGAAGCGCTTAGCGCGCTGATAGGAGGTCATTGCCGAACCCTCACCGCAATCCGGCCGCCTTTCATAGTCGCCGCCAAGCGCTGCGGCAAGCTGGCTACCAGAACTTCGCGGGAACGCCCGATCACCTCATTGAAGGGAAGGCCGAAGCCGAGCAGGATCAGCTTCGATTCAATTTCGTCGAGCTGCTCATCGATCAGCGATTTAACCGGTGCAGTACTCAAGTGGAAGTCCTCTTCAAGAAGTCATTACGCTCGCAAAACTTCGTATCAAGCGCATCGCGGAAACGGTTTGCAGTGGCGCGATCGATTAGCTCGGCGACTTCGGCCAGCTCGATCATGCCCATCACAAACGTTCGGTCCGGCACCGGGTTGAAAGAGCGCGAAAGTCTCGCAATCTCGAACTCGATACTGGCCACAGCTTTCTGGGCGCTCACAATTCGTCGTCCTCGGCCTTGGCGATCAGCGCGTCATTTACCAGGGGCTCTAGCAGCGCCTCGGCGATCTCGCCAAGCTTGCCCAGCGGGTGGTCGCTGTTGCCAAGCAACTCGGCGACATCGTTCTTATCGACATTGCCGCGCGCCCCAGAAATCAGCAGCCGGCCGAGCGCAGGTGTTTCAACTTCGCAATTGGCAAGGCGGTTGTTCACGTACTCATCAACCGCCAGGGCGAATTGATCAACGGTCACGCCCTGAGGTTTGTTCATGCGGCGCTGGAAGGACACGCCAGTGGAACGCAGCAGCTCCTCCTCTGCGTTGTAGAGCCACTCAGCCCGAGCGTCTTCATGCGGGCTGTGACTCACTGGAGGCGGCTTGCGGTGGTGTTTCGGCAGAGAACTATGTGGGGTGTTCATGATCGCCTCCAGATCGGCGAGGTGATTAGGGCGAGGGCCGCCCTGCATCCTTTTTAAACATATGGACCGCAGCGAATTAAGCGGGATTCATTGGTTATGCGATCCGTTCATCAACAAAACTCGGCTGCACTCATCCGTTCCGCTGGTTGCCGTTGGGCGCGGAGGGGAGTGCATGCGGGTGGTGTCGGGGGAGGAGTGATAAAAACTGATCGATTGATTTTCGCTGCCGATATCGTGTTTACAGTTTTTTATTACGGATGATTTACCTATGAAGTCGATTGCAAAGAACGTGTGCTTGGTAACCCTGATTTCGCTTGGTTACTCCGCTCACACGTTGGCTACTGATGAGCCGACTACTCGTGAAGTTGCGGTTTTGTCGGTAGCCGTAGGGCGCGCATGTGCTGAGTTGCATCCAGAAAAGCATTACACGCTTCAAAATATGCTGGAAAATCCGGCATCGGCCGGGCAGGAAGAACTCAAGGCAGAAATCTTGAAGGTGGATAAAGGCCCTGAATTTCAGCTTGCTATCAGCACTACGCAAAAGAGAGTCAAAGGCGAAGAGCTGTACATGACCAGCTTGTGCCCGAGCTATGCACCGTTAGCCAGTAAATGATGTGTCCCAGGCCCGCTGCTGGCGACGGCCTGGGTTTGCAGCATCAAGTTGTCTTCGTGCGCTGGGGTGGCCTACCGGAATTCCGGCCGATGCGCGGTGACATCGACGACCTACTGTCCGCTGCCTGAATGAGTGTTGGGCGCAGCCTTCAGGCTTGCTGCACCACGCAGGTGGATCGGTCAGCTACTTCATGGCGCATCCTCCGTGACCTTGGCAACTCCCGAGCATTCCTCGGTAGTTGGTTGTGATGCAGGTGGGCGGTTATAGGCCGCAGTATCGTCCGCATCCGTCTGCCCACTCATCGAATGGGCAGAGGTGATGCTGTCAGTCGTAAATGCCGTAGCTGAAATCGTCTTCGTCGCAGTCCACCAGAATTTTGGAGGCGCCGAAGTAGAGGGCGGCGAGCAGCTTTTCGAACTTCGATCTGAAGCGCAGGGTTTGGCCGATTTTCTCGTTGTCGATGCGTGCGGCGTAGACGGTGCCGATTTCACGACCTCTTTCATCCTGGTCATTTCCGCGCTTATCGAACGAGATGTGGATCGCGTTATCCAGGTTGTACTCGCTGCGCTCGCGGCTGCTATAGGACGATTCTTCTTTTGGCTTCTTATCGAAGTAGATGTGCAGGCCGCCGTACTCGGATTGTTGAAAACGTATGTCCGGTCGCTCCCAGCGCTCCTCTGCGGCGCTTTCCTTGTGGTTGTCGATGAAGGATTCGAGAAGGTCTTGCAGGCTTACCACAGCTGGCATCTGATCCTTGGTGAGCACTTCGTCGATAGCTTCCTGCGCGCGGCGCACCATGTCGGTCTCTACGCCGCTGGCTTCCCACTTTTCTTTCAGCGCTTTGGCGATCATGTCGTTGTAGCGGGTCAGCTCAAAGACTGTGGTCAGGTTGGCTGGCAACGCTGCCTTGATTGCCTCCTCAACCTGCTTGCCCATGTCGCCGTAACGACCGAAGCAATTGTCGATCACCTTGGTGAACATGATCTTCACATGCTCGTCGATGATTGCTGCCGGCTGATCACTGCCCGCGAAGGCGGTTAGTCGCTCGCTTTCAGGACGAGGAAGAATCATGCGGATTTTGATAGGGGCGGTGGCGGTGATGTTGCTGGCTGGGTGTGTGTCGCCGAGCGACTTAGAAAAAAATGATCCAAGCGTCAAGACCTCCACTACAAAGGACCCGAAGCGATACGCCTTGTGCGTATTCCCTAAGTGGCAATCAGAACGCACTGATTCGTCGATGGTCGAAACTGAAACTGGGTATCGGTTGTGGGTGGCAAGCAACAACATGGCCGATGAACTGCTAGAAATCAAAAAGACCTCAAGTGGCAGCTCTGTAACGCTTCATCAGCGAATGGCCTGGTCTGCTATGCCTGGTAGAAGTGGTATCGAATCGGCAGTCAAAAGCTGTCTCTGAATCATAAGTGTCCAATGACCGCCTCAGCAGGCGGTTTTTTTATGTCCGAGGAAAACATGGCCGCGATCGCAATCAATTACCAGCCAATGACCACGATCAAATTGTCCGGATCGCTTGCAAAGAAGTTCGGACGCATTCACCGTCGTCAGCTGGACTCGGGTAGATCTTGGGAGCTGTTCAAGGCCTTGAAGTACACGATCGAAGGCTTTGAAGAAGAAATCAGGCGCCTTGATCGTTTAGGGATGCGCTTTGCAATTTTCCGAAACGGAAAGAACGTCGGTATGGCCGGTTTTGATTTGTCCGGCACTCGCGAAGTTCGGGTTGTTCCTGTCGTTGAAGGCAGCAAGCGCGGCGGAATTCTTCAAACCGTTCTTGGGGCGGTACTACTGGTTGCCAGTATCTGGTTTCCATCACTGGCTCCCGCTGGTATTGCATTGATTGCCGGTGGTGTTATCCAGATGCTCAGCCCCCAAGCCTCAGGCCTCAAGCAAAGCGCATCCCCTGAGAACTCGCCGTCCTACGCCTTCGGCAGCGCCAAGAACACCACCGCCAGCGGCAACCCGGTGCCGATCTGCATCGGCGAACGCCGGTGGGGCGGCATGATCATTTCCGCATCGATCCTCGCGCAAGACAAAGCGTAATCCGCACGCAGCAAGCAGGCCGCCCATGAGGCGGTTTTTTTTCGCCTGGAGGAAAGCATGGGCGCAGCACAGAAAATCGATATCCACGGCGCGAAGGGCGGGGAAAGCAAGCCGAAGTCGCCAACCGAGGCCAGTGATAGCCTGCGCTCTACCAACCTGGCCAAGCTGCTGATCGCCGTGGGCGAGGGCGAGTTCGACGAAGTCCCGACCGATTACGACATCTATCTGGACAACACCCCGATCCGGGACGCGAGCGGCAACTACAACTTCCCCAATGTGAAGTGGGACTGGCGCTCGGGCTCAATCGATCAGACCTATATCCCTGGTATTCCATCGGTCGAAAACGAAACCTCGCTCAACGTCGAGTTGCGCAGCGACGCGCCATGGGTGCGCTCGATCAGCAACATTCAGCTTTCAGCCGTGCGTGTCCGTCTGGCCTGGCCTGCGCTGCAGCGTCAGGACGACGAAGGCAACATTGGCGGCTACCGCATCGATTACGCGATTGATGTGGCCACCGACGGCGGTGCCTATCAGCAGGTACTCGTCGACGCTGTGGACGGCAAGACCACCACTCGTTACGAGCGCTCGCCGCGCATCAACTTGCCGGACGCCACCACCGGCTGGCAGATCCGGGTCCGCCGCCTGACGCCAAACCAGAACAGCAACAAGATCGCCGACAGCATGTTGATCGCCGGTTACACCGAGGTGATCGACGCAAAGCTTCGCTATCCGAACACAGCGCTGCTCTACATCGAGTTTGATGCCGAGCAGTTCACCAACATTCCAGCCGTTACCGTGAAGTGCCGTGCGCGCAGGTGGCAGGTTCCGAGCAACTACGATCCGATTGCCCGAACCTACACCGGCACTTGGGACGGCTCCATGAAACAGGCCTGGACCAATAACCCGGCCTGGATCACGTACGGCATTTGCACTGAAGATCGTTTCGGCCTGGGCAAACGCATCAAGCCGTTCATGGTCGACAAGTGGGAGCTCTATCAGATTGCGCAATATGCCGACCAGCTGGTGCCGAATGGCCTTGGCGGCTTAGAGCCTCGCTTCCTTTGCGATATGAACCTGCAAGGCAAGGCTGATGCTTGGTCGCTGCTGCGAGACATCGCCGGCATTTATCGTGGAATGACCTACTGGGCGCAGGGTCAGCTGGTAATGCAGGCGGACATGCCACGCGCGCAGGACTTCGACTATGTCTTCACCCGTGCCAACGTCATCGACGGGAAATTCTCGTATGGCAGCGCCTCGGCCAAAACTCGGTATACCCGTGCCCTGGTCAGTTACGACAACCCGGCGAACAACTATGACACTGACGTCATCCCGTTCTCCGATCTGGATCTGCAACGCCGTTTGGGCGATAAGCCAACTGAGTTGAGCGCCATCGGTTGCACGCGCGCATCCGAAGCCCAGCGCCGTGGCAAGTGGGCGATTCTGAGCAACAATCAGGACCGCACCGTCTCATTCAAAACTGGCATGGAGGGGGTGATCCCGCTTCCTGGCCACATCATACCAATAGCGGATTCGCTGCTGGCGGGGCGCGAGGTGGGTGGGCGAATCTCTGCCGTCGCTGGCCGAGTCGTGACGCTGGACCGTGACACCCAAGCCAAGGCTGGTGATCGCCTGATCATCAACCTGCCGGGTGGCCGCGCGGAAGGTCGTACCGTGCAGAGCGTGAACGGCCGTGCTGTGACCGTCACCACCAACTACAGCGAGCCACCACGCGCGCAGCTCTAGTGGGCGCTGGATGCCGATGATCTGGCGATCCCGCTCTATCGCGTACTGCGGACCAAACGCACAACCGAAGGCAACTTCGAAATCAGTGCGCTGCAGTACGACCCGAGCAAATTCGCCTACATCGACACCGGCGCTCGCTTGGAAGAGCGGCCGATCAGTGTGATCCCGGTCACCGAGGTTCCGGCGCCGGCCAGTGTGACCGTCACGTCGAACTCGGTGGTGTCCCAGGGCATCGCCGTGGCCACCATGACTATCACTTGGCCGGCGGTTGCTGGCGCAGTCGGCTACGACGTTGAGTGGCGCAAGGACAGTGGCAACTGGATCAAGCTGCAGCGCACCGGGATGACCAGTGTCGACGTGGTTGGCATCTACGCCGGGGCCTACGTGGCCCGTGTCCGAGCGGTCAGCGCCTTCGACATCTCATCGATCTGGCGCAACTCGATCCTGACCAACCTCAAGGGGAAGGAAGGCTTGCCGCCGGCGGTGTCGTTCCTGACGGCCACGCCGCTGCTGTTCGGTATCTACCTGAAGTGGGGATTCCCGGCTGGCGCCGAAGACACCCAGCGGACTGAAGTCTGGTACGGGCCGACGACCAGCCTTGAGGCTGCAACCAAGCTGACGGACCTGTCGTACCCGCAAAGCGATTTCTCGATGCTTGGCCTGAAGGCTGGTGTGACCTTCTACTTCTGGGCGCGGCTGGTGGATCGGATCGGCAATATCGGCCCGTGGTACCCGATTGGTATGGGTGTGCAGGGGCAGTCGAGCGCCGACGCAGCGGACATTCTGGAAATGATCGCCGGCCAGATCACCGAGACGGAGCTCGGTCCGGACCTGCTGGACGAGATCGAGAAGATTCCTGGGCTCCAGGCACAGATCGATGCACTGGACGGCCTGAAGGGGTACGACCCGGAAGCCAGCTACGCGGAATACGACCTGGTGGTGCAGGGCAAGCGCATTTATCAGGCTACTGGTCCGGTACCGGACAATACGCCACCGCCGAACCCGGTCTACTGGCTGGATGTCGGCCAGACCGTCGAAACGGCCAATGGCCTGGCACAACAGGTCGCCACGAACACTGCCGAGATTACCGAGCTCGACGGAGTAGTCACCGCTCAGGCGACCGCGTTTCAAGCATTGCGGGCGTCATCCCGCGACGACAATGGCGAACTGGCGGATGCCCTGAAGGGCTGGACCAGCACCGCCGCGATCGCATCGGAATCAAAGGTTCGCACCTCTGAAAACGAAGCGATGGCGCAGCGGATCACCACCTTCGACGTCGCCATCGGCGAGAACGCGGCGAACATCACCGAACTGGAACAGGTGGTCGCCACCAATCAGTCGGCAACGGCCACGAAGATCGATCAGTTGAATGTGTCGGTGGGACAAAACACCGCCGCGATTCAGCAGACGTCGACGGCCTACGCCGACACCGCCGGCAAGCTCTCGACCATGTGGTCGGTGAAGATGCAGATCACCGCGGGGGGGCAGTACGTCGCCGCCGGAATCGGATTGGGCATCGAGAACACCGGCGCCGGCCTGCAAAGTCAGTTCCTGGTGAGTGCCGATCGCTTCGCCATCGTCAACACCATCGCCGGCGGCGCCATCTCGGTTCCGTTTGCGGTGCAGGGTGGCCAGGTGTTCATGAACTCGGCGTTTATCGCGGACGGCACCATCACCAACGCCAAGATCGGCAGCTACATCAGCTCAACCAACTACATCGCCGGTCAACAGGGTTGGATTCTCAACAAGGACGGCACACTGGAGATCAACGGCATCGTTCCCGGGCAAGGTCGCTTGGTAATCAACTCGTTGAACGTCTCCGTCTACGACGCGAACAACGTGCTGCGTGTGCGGCTCGGATACTTGGGGTGAAAAATGGCTCATGGAATGCGGATCTGGGGCGCCGATGGGGCGCTTCAGGTCGACGAGAACTCATTCACCATGCGGGTCGTATTGTCCACGCTGGTTACCTTTGCCAATAGCACAAAGGCGAATCAGGACTTTTCGGTACCCGGAAGTGATGCTTCCAATTCAGTCGCGATCGTGATCCCGGTAGGTCCGTACAACGAAGCGACATCCTTTCAATTGGAAACTGAAATGCTGTCGGGAGTCGCGCGTGTTTACAACTACACGCGCACTTTCGCGGCCAGTCTTTCCACCAGCGGAACCATGCGATTGATGGTTATAAGGTTTGCTTAATGGCGTCGTACGGACTCAGCTTCGTCAACAACAGCAATCAAGTGGTGATCGACTCGGAATTTGCCAGGTTGAACGTCATCTGTAGCGGTCGCTATGCGCCGACGCAGGAGTCCGGACTTGGATCCTCCACTTCCTTTCCGCGCGTCATCACTAGTCAAGAGCCGCCTCTGGTGTTTTGCCGGCCGGATACCGGCGGGGTGGCGGGACTCACCGCCATGCAGGTGATTGGATCAGCCGGCAACTGGACCGGCTTCTATGTCCGAGCATACGACGTAAATACCAATCAACCGAACGGGCGGTACTTCGCCGCGACCTTCGGCGCGCAGCCGGTTGCTTCATACGGAACGCGGCTTTGGGACGGTGCTTCAAAGCTCCTTTTTGATTCAGGAACTCCGACGGCGCTGTTCACGCGAGCGTTCCAGAACTGGACCTATGTCCGATCTGAAACTACCGCCACGAGCAGTACCCGAAGTTTTTACACCGTATCGTTCAACTTTCCAGAAAACGAATACATGCTTATCAATACCTTCGGTATGAACATGCTGACGGGATCTGGGTCCGGTCGCCTTGTTAAAACTTTGTGGAGTTTCAGCACCGGTACGCTGTACGCCGTTACCGACGGGTTCTCCAACCCGTTTGCCTTCTTCATGCCGGCCATCTTCGCAAAACTCGCCGTATAACAACTTTCTGAAGGAAGTAATCCATGCCTTGGTACAAAACCGGGACGGTTTCGGTCGCCCTAAATTCCAATGCCGTGATCGGCACGGGTACTGCGTTTATTGCCAACAGCCGTGTGGGCGATGGGTTCCGTGGCCCGGACGGTGGTTGGTACGAAGTGACCAACATTGCCAGCGATACGGCTATATCGATCTCGCCTAACTATCAGGGCGCAACTAACGGTGCAGGCATTTACGCACTGGCCCCGCTGCAAGGTTATGTGAAAGATTCTGCGGATACGCTGCGAGCCCTGGTCAATACATACGGCGCAAAGCTGGCAGCATTGGGCACGACCGGTAACTATGATGTTTTGCCGGTCGGCAAGGGTGGAACCGGGATCACCAACTTGTCTGCCATGATGCAAGACATGCTCGGAAAAGTGGCGGCGGTTGATGCCCGCTTCGTTATCACGGCTGCTAAGTCTGGCGCAAACAACGACATCACATCGCTCAATGCTTTGACCACTGCAATAAGTGTCGCTCAGGGCGGAACTGGTGGTACTACTCAAGCTCTGGCACGTAGCGGTCTCGGTCTCGGCACTGCTGCAGTGGCTGCAATCATTGGTGCTGTGTCACAATCTGGCGGAACGCCAACGGGCGCTTTGATGGAGTACGTTTCAGGCGCAAATGGCGAGGCTTGGAAGTTTGCCAGCGGGCTGATGATCTGTACCAGATCGCGATCCTATGGGCTTGTGGTTGGCGACTTCACGATTTACGGAAGTATTTGGTACTACTACGGGAGCTGGACGTTTCCGTCTTCATTCGCCGCGCCTCCAGTAGTCACTGGCGCTGCGAGGGGGGCAGGTCGTGTCCACGCCTTGAATGCCGATCCGAATACAACGGTCTCTACATGTAATTTCTTCGTGATCGATTACACCAGTCCCGTGGCTACCACGGTATCTGAAAAGTTAGTTGCAGTTGGGAGGTGGTTCTAATGCTGATTAATCTTTCACCGCAGCGGCGGGACGATACGCTGGAAGTATTCCGGTCAGGAAGCACGCTGATTGTAAATGGGGAGTCTTTTGACTTTTCATTAATAGGGGACGGCGACACACTTCCACGCGCAGCGATTAATTCCGAGTGGTTTGCGGGCAATGTTGACAAGGTAAATGGTGAGCTGATCTTGACACTATTGGTTTCCCATGCCTTGGAACTACAGCCCCGAGCAGGCTTTCCCGGTTCCTCTGAATAACGTGCCCGATGGCCCTGTTGTCTTCCCCGGCCCGCTGCCGGAGCCAGCACTCGAAGCCTCGCCTGAGGACAATCAATGAATATCGATTGGTCGCAACTCATCACCAAAGCTATGAAGGACGCTGCTGTCGAAGCAGCTCAACTGGCTGCAGCCAAAGCTGAGCTGTCAGGCAGGAACATAAAAGCGCTCGCGCAGATTGCCCGCATACAGGAGCGGATAGACACGATCGGTTTTGGCATCGAACTTGGCGAAGCGACCGAGGAAGATGAGGCAGAGCAGGCCACGCTCCTGATCAATCTCAAAGCGTGGAAAACCTACAAGTTCGCGCTGGGCAAAGTCACCGTGCAGCCGACCTGGTACGCCGCGCCGGTTTGGCCAGTTGAGCCAGCGGTGCCGGTAATCGTGGCAGACCCCCAAACTGTGGCCGCTGATCTGATCTGATGCGCCACCGCAGCACAACGCAACCCGCCATCGAGCGGGATTTTTTTGCCTGGAGAAAAGTGATGCCAGTTACCGACAAAGACCGAGATATCCTCGCTCGCACGCTATGGGGTGAGGCGCGCGGCGAATCACTGGCTGGCCAGATTGCCGTGGCCTGGACGATCCGCAACCGCGTCAACGACGGCAAAGCCAAGTCGTGGTGGGGCGAGGGTTACGCCGGCGTGTGCCAGAAGCCGTACCAGTTCAGCTGCTGGAACAGGAACGACCCGAACTTTGTTTACCTGTGCGGTGCAAAGCCGATTCCATTCCGCGAGTTCGCTCAGGCACAGATCGCCGCTGATCAGGTGCTGGCCGGTAAAGCACCAGATCCAACCGGCGGGGCCACGCATTACTACGCGACCACTATGCCGATGGCTCCGGCTTGGGCGGCAAAGGCCAAGCAGACGCTGAAGCTCGGACAGCACGTTTTCTTCAAGGATGTGCCATGAGTCCCTTAATCCGGTGACGTTCAATTTTCTAGCTATGCTACTGAGCTCAATTGGTCTGCTTTCTGTGGAGTATTAGTTCTCATGAAAGTTTTTGAAGTTGTTACCCCGGGAGGCTTTCTTGATAAAAGCAAAGGCTACTCAAAAGATAGCTCTGCACTTCTTATCTTGCTGAGAGACGCTTTTTACGAGGCCAATCTGGCAGTGGAACTTTACTCTGAGAGTAATGGTTGGAGAGGAAACGGAAAAGATAACACGTTAAGGGATGATGATCGAAAAAGCCGGGAAAGAATAGATGCACAATACAAGGCCTTATCCTCTAATGGTTGCGAGGAGCGACAAGAGCGAGAGTTTAATGTTGAGCGCCTTCATAAGATAGAGCAGTGGGAGTTAGGTCGGGTTCCTACAGAGTTTAGGGCGGCTAAGACCTTGATATATTCCAAGGCCTTTGTTTCTGCATTGGACTCAATAGGAAAGTTAATTAAGACTTTATCGAAAGAAGATGGCGCTCCACATGATCTGAAAGCGATAGCAGAAGAATTTTACTCGGGAATCCCCGGCCTGATCGGACTGCGAAACTCTATACAGCATGTTGAAGATAGAGCTATTGGGGTTTTTGCTTCCAAAGCGAAACGCGACGAGGAGTCATCAAGATTTTTTTCATCTTTTGTAGGTAATACATATTTTGCAACTGGTAAAGAGTGTGGGCTGGATGGTGTTAATGTTTCTTTAGAAACTTTAGAATTTACTCTATGTATCCTGAATAAGGTCATGAATTCCTATGCCTGGGTTGCGCAAAAACAGCATTGGCCCTCATTAGATCCTTGGTATAGATAAAAGATTAGTCTAAGAATGTATTGGGTCAGAGATGTAATGTGTCTTTGTTATCGCGTTTAATTAAATCTGGCCCCTGACTCCGTACCTTGCCCACGGTAGTATTGACTCTGATCCATTCGAAAGCCTCCGCCGGCTCACCTTGGAGCAGCACAATTTCCTCGTCACGCTCCGTCGGCATGGCCGGGTCTAGCCACTCGCGGGCGAGCTCTGGCGATAACGCCACTGGCCGCTGGTCATGAATGCCATCCTGCTCCGACTCCTTCCTTATATAGCAGCGCTGGCACTAGTAGCCGGCGCGCGCTATTTGGCACTTATCAACGTGGGTTTTCTGTGAAGGTTGGAGAATGGCAGTCGGCTTGGAAAGATCGGAACACCTGCGACGCAAGGGCCAAGGCCGTGACCGATGCGTATGTTGAAGAGCTAAAGCGCTACGACTCGTCAGGGCGAGCGTCGCTTACGTTGGCGCCTAAAGGTTGATTCGCCTCGCAGGCTTGTTTGCGCGCCAAGATGGTCAAATCCGATTCAGGCGCATCAACTCGTCCAATCTTTGCAACCTGAGCAAGCACACTCTCCTTGGAACTATAAAAACCGGTTTGACTGAACACTTTCGAAGTGCAGTCGAAGCCGAAGCCGGTGTAGACAACGATAGACTCGCTTGATCGCTTAACGACTACAGCGCGTATAGGGATGTTGCCCTCGACACTTTCAATCGAATAGTTCGCTGAGTATACATCTGCTACCGACTGACTTTCGGTCGCATTGGCGAGGGAGGAAATGGAAAGAGCAGCTACTATTTTGAGAGCTTTCAAGAGGATCTTCCTTGATGAGTCATGGACGAGAGAGGGGCCACTGGCCACTAGCGTTATGTTACGCCTCATTTAAGTCAGTGGGGAAGTCTGAAAAGAAGGTTCGTCACCAACGGTCAATCGGCTCGAAGAGCGGCTCAAGACTCTGGCGTCGAGTTAAAACAGGCCAATGCCTGCAGGCGCTTCGTCCATTGGCTGATTAGATCAGGCCCTTGATTACGCACATTACCAATGGCGCGGTCCACTTTGAACCACTCGAAGGCCTCTGTAGGCTCTCCCTCGAGCAGCACCATCTGTTCGGCGCGTTCCTTCGGTGTGGCGGGGTCTAGCCATTCTCGGGTCAGCTCGGGGCTCAATGTCACTGGACGGCGGTCATGAATGTCCACCATGCCGCCGGCGCTGTCGGCGGTGATGATAACGAAACCGTCTTGCTCGCTCGGTTCATGCTCGGCAATGGGGTACTGACCGATCGCGGCACAGAGGATTGGTGACCGGTCACGGTGGCGAACAAGGTAAGGCTGCTTTTTCGGGCCGCCTTCATCCACCCACTCAAACCAGTTGTCGATTGCGATAATCGCCCGATGGGGCCAGATCGCTTTAAAGAATGGGCCGTGGGCAACTTTCTCAACTCGGGCATTGATCGGCGCTACGCGGTCTTTGGCCCAGTGCGGGCGCCAGCCCCAGCGAACCATGTCGGCCCGCAAATATTCCCCTTCCCTGTGGAAGAGAGCGAGCTGAGTGGTCGGCGCCGCGTTATAGCGCTCGAAAGGCTGGTCGCCGGCATAGTTGAGGAGGGCGTTGGGAATGCTGAGTGCCGCGACGAAGTCGTGGATGCCTCGGTACTGGGAAAGGCGTCCGCACATGGTTAATTCCTCCGACCATGCATTTAGCGTAGACCAGTCGCTGCCGGCTTCGTTACAAACCCTCTGCCAGCGCAAGTCGGGCAATCTTCACACCGGTCAAAACGATCAAGGCAAGCGGGGCAAGTGCGGAACCTGGCCAGATCGAGACGCGGCCGCACTCTTTCGAAAGCACGTAGATCACAGCACTCGCGGGCAAATTGGGCGGCGTCCACCAGCGCGCGGTAGAGGTCCGGATCTTCTATTGGCTCGTAGGTCATCCCCTCAAACGTTCGCCCGGTTTCGACAAGGTCGTAAAGTTGCCCATCAGGCAGCGTCAATACAAGCTCGACAATTCTCGCGGTAACTCCCGACGGGCTAAAAACAAGGTTCGCCCCGGTGGCATCGCGGTAAATTTTCCCGTCGTATGAGGACCGTGCGTTGTCGGCAAGGGTGCTGGTGGCATAGAAAATTGACTGTCCAATGCGGCCGAATAGCTCGCCATTGCCGCGCGACAAAACGTCGTACGCTGAAGCGCCGCAGTACCGGGCCGAAGCGGTCTGCAATTCCTCCACGGCGTGCCAGTAGGCAGCGTTCGCCATTTCGTTCAGGTCGAACCGCTGGAGCTCATCGATCAATCCCTCGGTAACAAGGGCAGAGCTCATTTCGTGAAGGTTCTGTCGGTGGGCCTCGGGATTCTGCATTCGAAAGTCGTGGTCGTCGAGGGTTGAGCGCCACTGCTGAAGTCTCAGCGCCTTAGCCTGGTCGAAATTCATGGGAACGGGTTCGCTGTACAAATACTGGTTGCATGTACAGTAATCGAGGTATGGCTATTGTGGCGAGGGTAAGGCGACGGACCGTAGGTTATGAGAGATGTACGGTCGGTGTAACACTTGAACTAAAAACTGACCGTTCAGTCAGGATAGTTAGCTTTACTTATCCCACTAAGAGGATGTCACCTTGCGCAACTTTACCTTGGAATACCTGTTCAACGGCGAGCCCCGCACATACATGTTCGAATTCAAGCAGCCTCAGCTGCCCATCCATGAGGCGGCAATGCACCTGCTACAGCTGCATTTTGGGGACGGAGAGAACAGCCTGATCATGCCCACCGCGGACGCGACGGCGCAGGAGATTTTAGAGCAGGCTGAGCTAGTAGGGCTGACGCAGATTCGGGTCGTCGATCAACCCAGTTGATGCCAGGTGCAGCGACCGGTCGAATCAACAGCTAGTAACGGTCACTCCGGCGTCATCAGGACTGCGAGCGTAAGCTTGATGAACTCCTCGTTCTTGTCGATGGTGTCCAATGCGCCGCGCACGTTGTCTGCGACGTCAGCAGAGCCGCGCGCCTCGACCCAATTGGAAAGCTCCAGGATGGCGGCCTCTAGGGCGAGTTGGTTTTCGTTGATCTTGTACAGCAGGGAAGGGAGCAGGTCTGAATGGGGCATAGGCGATTACTCGGCGGATGAGGTCATTGCAGCAGTGGCAGTTCTGGTTCGCGTGATTGCCATGTAGTGGCCATGTGTCTGCACTTTTCAGCTACCATTGCGCATCTAGGAATAGTTAGCGACTACTCGCACGCGTTGCACATGGAAGGTAATCAATAACATGGATGGTGTGCGTTCTGTGCAAGTTATCGCCGTGACCGGCGGAAAGGGCGGCGTCGGCAAGACGACTGTGGCTGTGAATCTTTCATTGGCGCTGGCGAAGTTTGGAAGGCGAGTCGTATTGCTTGATGGCGATCTTGGCTTGGCGAATATCGATGTCCTGTTGGGGCTTTCCCCGCAGTACACGCTTACCGATTTAATCGAAGGTCGCTGTGAGCTATCCGATGTACTTTTGCGCGGTCCGGGCGGGATACGAATCGTCCCCGCGGCTTCAGGCATCCAGAGCATGGTGCATTTGTCTCCGACTCAGTACGCAGGCCTGATCCAGGCCTTCAGTGAAATCGGTGACAGTCTCGATGTGCTGGTGATTGACACAGCTGCGGGCATCGGCTCGTCGGTGGTCAGTCTCGTCCGGGCGGCCCACGAAGTCTTACTGGTGGTCTGCGACGAGCCGACCTCGATCACCGATGCCTACGCACTGATCAAACTGCTTAATCGTGATTACGGAATGGACCGTTTCCGGGTGCTGGTCAATATGGTGCAGAGCCCGAATGAAGGTCGCGCGCTGTTCGCTAAATTGGCCAAAGTCACCGATCTTTTCCTCGACGTAACCCTGCGGTATGTGGGAGCGGTTCCGTACGATGTGTGTGCGCGTAGGGCAGTGCAGAAGCAGCGAGCAGTCTACGAACACTTTCCGCGCTCCAAGTGCGCCGAAGCATTTCAGGAAATCGCTTTAAAGGTCGACGCTTGGCCTTTGCCGACTACCCCCTGAGGGCATATGGAGTTCTTCGTTGACCGACTCGTCCATAATTCGAGAGGGTGACATTTCTCTCCCAGCCGTAAGAGTGGTGCGATTGTGGTGTCCGCTTATGCCTAGTAAACCTGGAGGCGCTTTTGTTGGGTCGGCTTGCGCAAAACCTCCTCTGGAGGCCGCGAGTTTCCGTTTGCATAAGCGGCCGGCAGGATGCCTGAGATGGGTGCGTGACATTTGCGTGACTTTCTCACGCACTTGTAAGCACTTGTGGGCATTCGATTGCAGCGAGCGCCAGTAAAAACGGCCATTTCACAAGGTCTTACAGGGGTACTGCGTGCATGGGGTGCTAGGGGTCGAGGCGATACCAGTAGAACGCGTGGATGTATGCATCATTGGCATAGTGTGGATTGGTTTCGACTCGCGCTGAGCGGGCATTTTTTCGCTTTGAACATGGGTTTTTCCGGGCCGCAATCATTTAGAGGTATGCGGAAACATTGGGCTGCATGGCATACTTTTTTGCCTGATTGCGACCCGGAAAAGCTATTGGGAGGCACGGCCTGATTGATTTTCCCTTGGGACTTAAAATCCCCCGCTCGTAAGGGCGTGCCGGTTCGATTCCGGCTTCGGGCACCATCTAAAATCAAGGGTTTGCGGGCGAAAGCTGATGCAAACCCTTGTTTGTTTCTGGCTTGCTGTTTTTTAGCCCGTAGCAGTTATTGACCCCGGCCGCTAGCCCCTGGATTAGCGCCGCGTCGATCTTCGCCAGAAGGGTTGCCGGTATCGACAAGCCTTCTCTCGACCAAGACATTTTGAAGGGCCTGGCGGGCTTCAGCGTCCAGCTGGTGCTCTCTCTCCTTGAGTTCAAGCAAGATTGGGCTGGACCAGGTGCGATAGGTTTGCTCGGTCTTACGAATTGATGTCATCTGTCCCCTCCTTGATGAGTGCCCGCCAACACCGTCGGCGCAATTTTGGTTCGATAGAACCCTAGTTGAGGAATCTGTTTGCCGCCAAAAAATTGCATGGCAATGGTGCACACCTCGCTGACGCCGCTATTGATCTTATCGTCAAAAAATATATTGATCAGTTTGGGGTTATCTAACCTTAAAAGTTACGTTGTCTGAATATAAAAAATTGTAAGAGGTGGAAGTGATGAGTAAGTTGTTGACTGCCATTACTGTAGCGTTCTTTCTCTCTGGATGTTCTTCCGGACCTCAGATTCCAAACGATGCCCATACCCCGGCACCTGCTGGTGCGAAGCAATTAAGCGGGGATGAAATTCACCAGGTGTTGATTGGTCGTGAGCTCAAAAGCAAAACCGCCAAAGGCGAGCCGTTCTCGGAAACATTGAGTCCTGGCGGAGCCGCGTTAATTAAAATTGCTAATTATCCAGAGATTAAAGGTAATTGGACTGTGGCGGGTGACGTGATCTGCGTCACCTATAAAGAATATGGAAAAGAATGCAATACCGTGCACAGTGATGGCGCTTCAGTGTGGCTTGTAGACCAAAATACAAAGACAAATAACAATAAATTCAGTGTGCATTAGTTAAGTATCATCAAACTAACGCACACCCGTTATCTCACTGTACGCCATCGGCAATCGGTGTATTGCGGCCATCAAGCACGATGGTGAAGAGATACAGCACCAGGTCGATCAGTTGTGCGGGAAGTTCTTCCTGTGCCAACGCCTGACGATAAGCCTCCGACGGTACTGCGGCGAAACGGATTTCGCGTTTTGTCGCACGGGCGATTTCATCAGCGGCTTCGGAAAAAGCGCATGTCGTTGCTGGAAATCATGGCGCCAGCGGCCGGATCGAGTGAATTCGATTCAGCCGCCGATGCTGTCAGCTAAACGAAAGGCTGACCGGTGAAACCACGAGGCAATCGTTGCAGTCCTTCCATGGCGGTGAGCCGTTCGACCCAAGCCGCGCGCCAGTCATTGGCTGTATGCGTAACTTTGGCTTTGCGTGCGGCGCGGCGTGCAGCGTTGCGTTGGTCTTTGCGCGCATCCTTGAACGCGTCGGTGTTGCGGCAGCTTCTGCATTTCACCCGGGTCAGTTCACTGGTTGACACGAGCTTGCTGCCTTTATGGCCGCAGGCCAGATGCCCGCCGACTTTAAAGTGAGTAACCATCAGACGTCTCCTTCGTTGCGTGTAATGGTTTGACCTCCAGCGTACGGCGACGTTCGTTGCCTGATTAATGGGCAAAAAAAAGGCCCGCATGCGGGCGGGCCAGGGGGATTCTTCAAAGGAGTCGGGTCCACTGTAGGGCGTGAGTTGTGAATACAGTGTGAAACAGACTGCGCAGCCAAAAAAAAGCCCAGCGCCAGGCTGGTTTGGGGATGTAGCAGGAAGCGCTCAGGCAAGGACGCACCCGGTGACGATAAGGTCGCCGTTCATGCGTCCTGAATCAGGCCGTGTCCTTGAGGATGCCCAGATCGAATCATCTGAACCGCGGCAGGGGCGGGTCGACAGGTTTGAGCGAAGACAGCGTATTGCGAATCAGTGGCGCGTCCTTCTCGATGTCGTTCAGACGATCACGAATTCTAAGGGCCGTCGGGTGCCCGCCTTGATGATCGACCCAGTCGGCGATTTCCTTGCACGCCGCTGCCAGGCGAGCCTGACGGGAGTCGAGCAGGGTGAGCAAAGTGGTGATGGACTCTTTTTCGGACATGGCAAACACCTCCGTTCAAGAAACCTGTATTTGGCAGCAAAAAGCCCGCGGGGAGCGAGCTTTCTGCCGATGGGGTCGCTATTCCTTCAGCTTTTTCAGTATAGACCCCTAAATGGCAGGTGACCTCAGCCTTGTCGGGCCGTCACTTGCGACCTGGCATTAAGCTGCCAGCATTCACGCAGGGCGTCTTCTTCACGATCGAAACCGTCACCGATGAAGCCGCGGGTTCGAGTATCGGCGATGCGATACCAGACGGCGGCGTCGGGTGGTGGATGATCGGGTTCTCCGGCCCGGCGACCATGGATGATGATCTTGTTGCATCGCTTCACAACGAAAATGTCTTCCAT